GATATGAGTAAGGAAGATATAGATTTTGTTGTGGATTTGATTGATAAATTAAAGAAACGGGAGGGGAAATAAGATGAAGAAAATATTAGTATTTATTTGGATATTATTTATTCCATTTTTAAGTAATGCGATTTCTGTAAATGAACTCCGTCAAAATTCTAGCCAATATACAATGGTATATTCAAATGAGACTAGTGAGGTTTATGTTGATAATACAACTATTTTAGTATCAAGATATAATCCGCCTTATTACGTTATTAATGCTACTTTATATGGTATATTTTATGATACCAATTATATTGTACAAACAAACCAAACATCATTTTTTAATTATGAAAGAAGTGCCAAAATGCTAGCACCTAAATACGAAAATATGGATGACTTCGTAAACGCTATATCGAATGATAATGGGGTAAATTGGAGAATAAATACAATAACTATTTTCGACTTCGATGGAAATATATTAAAAGCTACAGTTTCATATCCATCTGGGAAAGCTCCTACTGGCAAAACAACTCCTATTTCTCCAGCATATCAAGTGGCAATGTATATATTCTATAAGTCATATAATATGTATTTTAATTATCCATTACCCAATCAATTATTTTAAATAAATCATAAGTGGAGAGTATTGTTATGTCTATTAACTTGATCTATACGCAATTAAAGAAAACACAAACAGCAGTACTACGTCTTAATGAAGATGGCAGTCATTCTATACTGGTTAATTTAAATAAACCTTTTGATGCACAACGAGTTTGTGTACTACACGAATTAGGACATATTAAACACGATGACTTTCATTCTAAGGAACATATCAATTTAATAGAACGGATCGCTCATGATAGAGAATTAGATGAAGATATAGATGAGGAATTCTTTTATCACGTGGTTAATAGCAAGGACGTGTAACTATGCAATGCAATATGACGGTTCGCAAAAAAGATGGCAATTACCAAATAATTGTCAGCTATAAAGACGGTATAAAATGGAGGCAAAAATCCAAACAGGGTTTTGCTACTCAAAGAGAAGCAAAACTCTATGGACAACAAATTGTTGAGGAACTAAAAAAGACTGTCACCAATCCTCTTGATGACAGTCTTAAAAATATTACATTTATTGAATTGTGTGAATTGTATATGCGTGAAAAGATTGGCATATCAGAAAATACAAAATTAGTATATCATTATATCATTAAAAACCTATCTGTATTGCATCAAAAACGTATTAGAGATATATCACATCAAATGATATTTAAAACGCTCTCTGACATTAAATTTGCCAATCGTACAAAGAATATGCACATCACCTTCCTAAAGTCTGTTTTTAATTTCGCCATTAAACCGTATCGAATTATACAATCTAACCCGGTATCAGAAATTAAACGATTTACAACTAAAACATATAAATCATTAACAACTTTTACCATGGATGAAATGGATCTACTATTAAAAACATATATAGATAATAAAAAGCTATATACCCTACTATCCATTGCTCGATATACAGGGGCTAGATATGGCGAAATTTTAGCCCTAACGTGGATTGATATAGACTTGGCCTATAATACCATTCGAATTAACAAACAATGGTCTAGGACGTCAAATAACGCATTCGGAGTAAAGGAACCGAAAACAAGAAATAGTATTCGAACTCTTCCTATCCCTCCGATTCTATCCAATATATTATTAGAGTATAAATCAATCTCTAATACAGAGCGATTATTTAATATTAATACTAGCAGTACTGGTAATGTAAATTATGCTATTAGAACGGTAGTTCCCAATAAAACTATCCATGCATTTCGTCACACCTATGCAACAACACTTCTTGCGAATGGTGTTGATATAAAAACAGTAGCAAGTTTACTTGGAGACAATATCAATACTGTAATTAATGTCTACGTCCACTATTCAGATGAGATGCGCAAGAACGCTGCACAGGATGTATCAAAAATTTTTGGATAA